TGCGAATTACGCCAGAATCTGCTTCAGAAATGTCTTCTACCAATACATTCGTGCTATATGGAGCGCAACGCCTATGACATACCTAGAATTAGTCAACGATGTTCTTGTAAGAATGCGTGAGACTACTGTTGCTACAGTATCAGAAACAACTTATTCCGCATTGATTGGCAAGTTTGTCAATGATGCGAAGCGTCAGATTGAAGATGCTTATACATGGAATTGCTTGTCACAAACAGTAATAATCACAACTACTGGTGGCACACATTCTTATGCTTTGACTGGTGTTGGTCAGAAGTTCCGTGTAATAGATGCTTTGAACACAACTAGCAATGTTGTGATGGGAGATGTTCCTTTCACGAGCATGAATCGCAAGTTGAACTTTGTGACGCCTGTTCAAGGAATTCCATCTGAATACTGCTTCAATGGCGTTGATTCTAGTGGTGACACAAAACTAGATTTGTATCCAATTCCTGATGGAACTTACACAATTTTGTTTGATGTGATTGTTCCTCAAGCCGCATTAACTTCTGATAGCACAACAGTAAAAGTATTTGATTACTTGGTGACACAGAGTGCTTATGCTCGTGCCTTGGTTGAGCGTGGTGAAGATGGTGGAACAAATAGTTCAGAAGCCTATGCTCTTTACAAAGCAATGTTGAGTGATGCGATTTCGACAGAAAGCACTCGCTATCCTGAAGAATCAATGTTTGAGGCAGTCTAATGTCTGGAGTACTTCAAAGTAACAGCGTTTCAGCACCAGGCTTCTATGGGCTGAATACACAAGACTCTCCATTGGATTTGTCTTCTGGCTTTGCTTTGGTAGCAACCAATTGTGTGATTGACCAATATGGTCGCATTGGCGCTCGTAAAGGATACACATTAGTCAATCCTTCATCTGGCACACTTGGTAACAATGATGTAACTGTTATCCATGAGTTAGTACAGATTGATGGCACATTGACTGTACTGTTTGCTGGTAACAACAAGTTATTCAAGCTCGGTACTGCTAATGCCGTGACTGAGTTGAGTTATGGTGGTGGAGGCTCTGCTCCTACTATTACTGCTAGTAACTGGCATTGTTCATCACTAAATGGTGCAACATACTTCTTCCAAGCAGGACATGATCCTTTGATCTTTGATCCCGCTGTAAGTACAACTACTTATAGAAGAGTAAGTGAGCGTTCTGGCTATGTTGCTACAGTCCCATCTGCAAACATCTGCATAAGCGCTTTTGGTCGTTTATGGGCGGCTAGTACAAGCACAAATAAGACTACTGTTTACTTTTCTGACTTGATTGCAGGTCATGTGTGGTCTGGTGGCACTACAGGTTCATTAGATGTCACTCGTGTATGGCCCAATGGTGCTGATGAAATCATGGGGCTTGCAGCTCACAATGACTTCTTATTCATCTTTGGTAAACGACAGATTCTTGTTTATCAGGGTGCTACCACTCCTGCCTCAATGGTTTTGAGCGATACAGTAGGCTCTATTGGTTGTATTGCTCGTGATTCAATCCAAAGCATTGGCACTGATGTAATCTTTTTATCTGACTCAGGAGTTCGCTCTTTGATGAGGACAATTCAAGAGAAGTCTGCTCCATTGCGTGACTTGTCTAAGAATGTTCGTTCTGATTTGGTATCTGCTATATCTGTAGAGACTTTAGATAACATTAAGTCTGTTTACTCTGAGAAGAACGCTTTTTATCTGTTAGTTCTACCTGCTTTGGGTATTGCTTATTGCTTTGACACTAAGACTCAATTGCCTGATGGCGCTGCTCGTGTGACAAGATGGGATTCGATGCAACCCAAGTCACTTTGCGCTTTGCGTAATGGTGATTTGTACATTGGTAAGACTGGTTACATTGGTAAGTATGGAAGTTATCTTGATAACACCAATACTTATCGTCTTCAGTACTACACAAACCATGCAGACCTTGGCAATGTAGACCAGATATCGATTCTTAAACGAATTAAAGTGATTGTTATTGGTGGATCAGACCAGTATGTAACGATCAAGTGGGGATTCGATTTCTCTGCTAATTACTTGTCAAACAATGCTTACATTCCTGAACAAGGAACTTATGAATATGGCATTGCTGAATATGGAATTTCTGAGTACTCTAATGGTGTTTTGATTAAGACCTTAGTTGTGAGTGCATCTGGCTCTGGTAAAGTAGTCCAGACTGGGTATGAAACGACAATCAATGGAACACAGTTGTCGATTCAGAAAATTGAACTTTTAGCCAAGAATGGCAAAATAGGATAGATATGTCAAATTACACAAAAAGTACCAATTTCGCTACTAAAGATAATCTGCCAACTGGCGATCCTTTAAAGATTGTCAAGGGTACTGAGATTGACACCGAGTTCAATAACATCTCTACTGCTATTGCGACTAAGACAGATAACTCTGCTGCCGCAATTACTGGTGGTTCAATTACTGGTATTACTGATTTAGCGATTGCTGATGGCGGTACAGGAGCTTCTACGGCTACTGCTGCTATCAATAACCTCTTGCCTTCACAGACAAGCAATGCAAATAAATATCTTCAAACTGATGGAACGAATGTTTCTTGGGATGCTGTCAGTCTATCTACTTCTGATATTACTGGTACTTTACCTGTTGCAAATGGCGGTACAGGTTTAACAAGTTTAGGTACTGGAATTACTACATTTTTAGGTACACCTTCTAGTGCTAATTTGGCTAGTGCTGTTACTGATGAAACGGGTAGTGGTGCTTTGGTATTTGCCAATAGTCCTACTTTAGTGACACCTGCTCTGGGAACTCCATCAAGCGCTACCTTGACCTATGCAACTGGTTTACCTTTGTCTACTGGTATCACAGGACTTGGCACTGGTGTAGCCACTGCTTTAGCCATCAATACACCTAATACAGGTGCTATTGTTGTTAATGGTGGTGCTTTAGGTACACCTTCTAGCGGTACTGTAACTAACCTAACTGGTACAGCCTCTATCAATATCAATGGAATGGTTGGCTCATCGACACAGTACAGTGGTGCGTTTACATCATTAAGTGCTTCTAGTGCTTTAACGCTTAGTGCTGGTACTGTTGATGGTGTAGCGTATTTGAATAGTTCAAAAGAGTTAACTACTGGTAGTGTTCTATCATTTAGCGGTGTTCACCTTACATCTAATCGCAATAAAGATACAACTTACTCTGCGACAGACTATACAACCTATCCAAATGGATTTATTCTCCAGAACAGCGCAACTCCTGCTACTGGAATCTTTAACTCCATTTACTTTAAAAACAATGCCAATATGCAAAACGTATTTGGTGTTGTGCAGAACTCTAGTGGTTATGGTGACTTTGTATGGTCTGGGTATTCTGGATCGTATGCAGAATGGATGCGTCTAACTTCATCTGGTTTGACTCTGACAAGCAATCCAACCCTCTCTGGAGGCACAGCTAACGGAGTAACCTATCTCAATGGTTCAAAGGTTCTGACAAGTGGCTCTACATTTGTATTTGATTCTTCTGACCGATTGATTGTTGGGGCAGGTTCGGCAACTGTTGGTCATCGTATGGAAGTTGTTCCAACGGGTGCTGGAGGCGCTATTGCTATAAGAGGTTTAGCCTCTAATGCGGTTGGAATAATTTCATGGCACGCTAATGCCGCCGCCACAGAATACGCAAGAATTTCATCTGACAATACTTCATCATTAATTTTTGGAACAGGTTCAAGTGGCTCTGAAGGTATGCGCCTCACCTCAACAGGGTTGGGTCTTGGTACAAGTTCGCCTACAGCAGTTGGTTCTTATCGTATTTTGGATATCAATGGAACTTCTGGTGGATATATTGGTCTTTTTGTAGCAGGAACAAAAAAGGGTGCTGTTTATGCAGGCTCTGGAGGTCTTGGTTTAGAGGCTATCGGTGCAAACCCAATAAGTTTTTACACAAACAATGCGCTTCAAGCCACCATCGACTCCTCAGGCAATCTAGGTCTGGGCGTTGCTCCGAGTGCTTGGGATAGCATTTTTAAAGTAATTGATGTTGGAACAACTGCGTCTTTTGCGGGTTCATCTGGCGGTGCAAACTTATTTAATAACGCTTGGTACAACGGCAGTAGCTACATCTACAAAACCACAGCAGGGGCGGCTCGCTATTTGCAGAGCGTTAATGAACACCTATGGTTTAACGCTCCATCAGGCACAGCAGGAACTAACATCTCCTTTACTCAGGCGATGACTCTGTCAGCAGATGGAAAGTTAGGTATAGGCGAAACAAGCCCTGCTCAAACTTTGGTTTTGAAAAACACATCATCTGCGCCATATCTTAGTTTGATTGCGGGTTCGTCATCTGCTATGGGCGTTCTCATGGGAACTGCTGGTAATACTGTAGACGGGCAAATACTTTATTCAAATTCAACGCAAGCAATGGTTTTTGTTACTGCTTCCGCAGAACGAGCCAGAATAGACTCTAGCGGTAACTTGCTGGTGGGGCAAACAAGTCAAATATTTTCAGGTAAGTTTTGCATTTCTTCTCCTTTGGCAAGTACAAATAGTATTGCTTTGCAAAACACTTCAACACAAGGTGCTGGTCAAAGTTTTATGTATATGGCTAACTCTGCTGGTAATAAAGCAGGGTCTATTGACCATTCTGGAACAACCACAGTTGCTTACACTACATCTTCTGACTATCGACTAAAAGAGAATGTGCAACCTATGGTTGGTGCTTTGGCAAAGATTGAGGCACTTAATCCTGTTACATATACATGGAAAGAAGATGGAACAAGTAGCCAAGGTTTTATTGCCCATGAATTGCAAGCAGTAGTACCTGAGTGTGTTGTTGGTGAAAAAGACGCTATGGATGCTGATGGAAACCCACAGTACCAAGGCATCGACACATCATTCTTGGTGGCTACATTAACTGCGGCAATCCAAGAACAACAAGCAATCATTGAATCACTCAAGGCACGACTTGATGCCGCTAATCTTTGAAAGGTAAATTATGACTACTACTTGGACTATCTCAACTCTTGAGCGTGAAACCTCAAACGGCTTTGTAACAACTGCACATTGGCAAGCCACAGCAGTAGATGGAGACTACACAGCCTCTATCTATTCAACTTGCTCATGGGCAGATGGTACTCCAACGATTGCCTATGCAGACCTGACACAAGAAACAGTCCTTGGTTGGGTGTGGGCTAATGGTGTTGATAAACAAGCCACAGAAGATGCTCTGGCAGCTAATATTGCTTTGCAGAAGAATCCTGTAACGGCACAAGGAACTCCTTGGTAAAACAGGAAGCCACTACCTGAACTTAGTGGCACATTAGGAGAAACTCATGGGGAAAAATGAAAAGACGCCTGTGACGATAGATGGTGTTGAGTACAAGTATGAAGATATGACTAAAGAGCAACAAATGATGGTTAATCATGTTGCAGACTTAGATCGTAAACTTGACTCATCGAGATTTAATTTAGACCAAATGCAAGTTGGACGTGAAGCATTCTTTAAAATGCTTAAAGAGTCCTTAGAATCGGAGTAAAGAACATGGCCGTAACAAGTCAACAAATTGTGGATTTCTTAACCGCTAATCCAGGCATGACAGATGCCCAGATTGTTGCGGCCATGGAGCAGTATGGTATCTCGCCAACTCAAATGGCAGAGGCCGTTGGTATTCCTGAAGGGCAGATTGCGGCTCGTGTGGCTGAAACTGTCCCGCCAGGTCAATCAATTACTCTTGGTGACACTGTTATTGTTCCTCAGTACCAAACTACTGGTTCTGGCATGGATCAGCAAATTGGTGGACTTGAAAGTTTTGCCGTATCTAAATCTAATGGTGATGTTAACTACAAAGCTCCTGTTGGAACACCAGTAAATGTGTATAACGCTTCTGGTGAGTTTGTAAATACAGTTAAAACTAAAAAAGATCAGTCTTTCCTAGGTGGCTTGGTAGATGCTTTTAAAGACCCTGTAGTACTAGCCGCTTTGGGTGGTGCTGCTGCAGGGGGTTTATTGGGAACTGGTGGTGCGGCGACAACAGCAGGATTAACCGGTGCAGAGGCAGCTACGGCGTTTGATTTAGCTAACGCAGGAATTGCTGGTGGTACGGCTAGCTTTACTCCTGCTCAACTGGCTCTTATTGAGGCGGGTGCTTCTGCGGCTGAAGTTGCTGCGGCAGGTGCAGGCGCTGCAGGTTTATTAACAAGCGCAACTCCCACGGCTGCGGCTACCGCCCCAACTGCGGCAAAAACAGGCCTGAAAGTAGGCGCAGGTTTAACAGGAACTGGTGTTCTTACTGGTTCTACATTAGGCACAAGCTTATTGCCTAGCGTTCCAACTGCATTAACTCCTGCGGCTACTGCGGCAGGAACAGGTCTACTGACTGCTGCAGCGAAAGCGGCAGGTAGTACTGTTGGCGGTCTAGTTAATAAAGGTTTGACAACTGGCGCAGGTATTTTACAAGCTCAGACTTCTAAGGAAGCCGCTGAAGCCGCTCAAGCACGAATTGACGCTGAGACTGCCGCTGCCAAAGCCGCTGCTCAGTTCAAACCTGTTGGCATGACCACTCGATTTGGTACTTCTAACTTCCAAGTTGACCCTGTAACAGGTCAATTGACTAGCGCAGGATACACACTAAGTCCTGAAGCTAAAGCGGCTCAGGATCGCTTTGTTAAGCTTGCAGAAGCAGGTTTGACACAAGCTGAAGGTGCTCAGAAAGCTTTTGAGCCACTTCAGACAGGCGCTCAGAGTTTGTTTAATCTTGGCAATCAATACTTGGCTCAATCTCCGCAGGAAGTGGCTCAGAACTATCTGAATCAACAGATGGCTTTGTTGCAACCTGGTCGTGAGTTGGAATTGGCTAACTTGCAGAATAAACTGCAACAACAAGGTCGTGCAGGTTTGTCTGTTGCTCAAGGTGGTAATTTGGGTGCTACAACTCCTGAATTGCAGGCTTTGTTCAACGCTCGTGCGCAACAAGAGGCTTTATTGGCGGCTAATGCTCAACAAGCAGGCCAACAGAATGTGTTGTTTGGTGCAGGACTGTTGGGTACTGGTGCACAAACTATGGGTCAGTACTATGGTGGTCAGCAAGCTGCTTATTCTCCATATACAACTGCTTTAGGACAAATTCAGGCTTTGGAGGCTGCTGGACAACAACCATTCACAATGGGTGTAAATCTTGGCCAAACAGCTGCTCAAGCAGGGGCTAATGTTGGTCAATTGGGACTTAGTGGAGCAAACATAAGTCAAAAATTGGCTACTGGAGCTGACGCAACTAGAAATTTAACTTCTCTTGGTTTATCTGGATTAGGTTCTTCTGGACTGTTAGGTTCTGGAATAGAGAAAGCTGTTAGCGGAATGATTGAGCAACCAGTTTCAGCATTAGGTAATAGGTTATATGAGGCGCCTCCTATAAATCTTCCTACTGCTTCAAACTATACAGCACCACTACCACTAACTTATAGTGGTACTAATATTTATGGAATTTAAGGATAAATCATGGCAGACATCGTAGCGGGTTTATTTGGTTTAACGCCAGAAATGTATGGTGAACAACAGCGTCTTTCAGCTTTAAAAGAAGGCGTAGAGTTAGCAAAACTAAGTCCTGGTGAGGCTGGTGCTGCCATGATTTATGCTGGCGCTAGAGGCCTAGGAGATGTTATTGGTGGTGCATTGGGTGCAAAAGATCCTGCATTGATGAGAATGTCTCAACGCAATCAATTATTGCAAGAGATAGATGTTAGCAACCCAGCATCCATGATTGAGGTAGCAAAAAAAGCATCAAGCATTGGCGACAATGAATTTGCTATGGCTTTAGTTGACAAAGCTAGAAAGACTGAAAGTGAAATGGCTCTAGCGCAACAGCGTTTAGCACAAGCAAAACGTGAGCGTCAACAAGC